GGCTAATCACCTCACCCCATTTCATTAGCGCATCGACATCAATCGACCACTCGTCAATGTGGTCCATGCGCGGTTGTACAATCGTTATTACAACGCGCTCGATTTCATGGGACAACGACATCGCATCGAACACACCCAGCGCATACAAAATACCCTGGGTGTTATTTTCCGCGTACACCTTTATACCCTGTCCATACTTCAAATCGACAACGTGCAGCGTTTTGGTTTTGGCGACGTACACCACGGCGTCGCTGGTTCCGAAGCCGTCCGGTACCCAGGCGCTGAAGTCGCTGCGGATTTCATAGGATTGAAATCCGCCTAGTGCGATCACAAAATCAACGTACTCCTGAACATACCCGGCCATTTCCTCGGTAACCGTCCAGGCGCTCCATTCAACCAGCGGTTTACCCGTCCAGGATGCGGGCGACGCATTGGTGCTGAGGCATATGTCGGCAAGTTCATGCGCGGCGCTACCTTCCTCGGCGAACACGCTGGTGGTGCTAATCATACCCTCGGTGGCCTTAATCGATCCGGGGCAGTTCATCCATTGAGCGGATCCAGACGCGGATAGTTTGGCGTGATTATTTGGCATTTTGAATCTCCCGCATACTAGCGATAAACGCCTCGAGGTTTTCATCGGCGAGTTGGGCGATGGTTTTAGCAGCGTAGCCTACCAGGTAGGCGCCTATCAGCTTTTTGTTATCGCGGTTGTCGCGCACCAGGGTTAAGCACAAATCTTTTGCTTCTTCGCGCATTGCAACGTAGTTAAACGGATGCGGCTCATCGACACTAACTGTCTTTGTTTTGGTCGCCAGTTCGGTGGTTTTTTCATTCGCCGGAGATTGGTGCTGGGGTTCAACGGGGGTACCATCGTCAGTGATAGTGATAGACTGACCCGCGACCAGTAACTCGGACAACCGTTCAATTGCGGCGGTTAGCTTTTTGATTTCAGTTTCTAACATTGTATTTCCCTTTCATTTTTATGTGAGGTACACTTTACCCCACATTAAATGAGGAACGCAACAGATGAGCGCAATTAAATTAGCGGTTAAACATTACGGGAGTCAACGCCAGATGGCGACCGCCCTCGGTGTAACCGACAGTCAAGTATCCCAATGGGTAAAGAAAGGATCGATGTCACCAGCTAAGGCGTTGAAAGTCGAAGCCGATACAGGTGGATGGCTGCGGGCATTAAATTTAGTCGCACAGGGTAATAAAGATGATGGTTAAAATTGCAATCGGTACTGACCTGGGCGCCGCCAAAACGGTAGAAATAGAATGGAAAAAATTATCGGGGTTGTTATGTAAACACGAACAGCGAAAGCGAAAGGGCGGCAAATTCTTTGTCGGCGGTCATTTCACCGGCACCGACCGAAAAGAGGATCAGATGGTTGGGCGGTCATTGCTAACGCTCGACGCTGACGAGACTGGAATGACATTGGACGAGATCGAACTACAGCTAACAATGTCGCTTGATTGCACATTTGCAGCATACACGACCTACAGCCACACCATCGGCAAACCGAAACTGAGAATCGTTATACCCTTATCAAGGGAAATAACACCGGACGAATACCGACAGCTATCCAGGGCGGTCGGCGACGCGCTCGAGATTCCATTGGACCCATGCAGCTACAAACCGAACCAGGTTATGTACATGCCGAGCTGCCCGGACATTTCAACGGCCTGGTCCATGGCGGTCAGCGGCGGGCCGCTGCAAGTTGAGGACCAGTTACCCGGCACCATTGCAGCGACGGAAACCAACAATGACCTCGACGACGCAATCAGCGAACAACCGCTGGACATAACCGACGACCAGGTCAAAAATTACCTGCGGGCATACCCGGCGACATCGCTCGAATACAACGAATGGGTCCAGGTTGGCGCCGCATTGCACCATCAATACCAGGGCAGCAAGTACGGGTTAAAGATTTGGGCAAAGTGGTCCGAGGCCGACGCGGAACGGTTCGACCCAGGCGTGATGGGCAGCAAGTGGCGGTCATTCGGCAACAGCATCAGAAAAACGACCTTTGCATCGATTATCTACCATGTAAAAGAATCGGGCGGCATCGGCGCGGTCGCAACGACGAATGAATCGGGCGCCACACCTTTCGATGAGTTAATAGCACAATGCGCAGCCGTAGCCGATCGCGACGCGCACCGGGCGATGGTTGACACCCTGAAAGCAATGCCAGCCAACGCACTGGCCGACAGCGATCGGGCATTATTAGCAGCCGAGCTGCACCAGGCATGGGCGAAGGGCGTCGGCATCACCAGAACCGACGTCAAGAAATCAGTCAAGCCACCAGTAACAACGGGCGGCGGTGGCGGATCATTGCCTGGGTGGGCCGAGGATTGGGTCTACCTGACCGAGCGTGCCGAGTATTACAACACCGCGACGTTTTACGGAATCAAACGCGAGGCATTCAATACGAAATTCGCCAGCGAACCGATCTGCATATTATCAAACACCCCGGCGGCGGTGCTGGTCGGTTCTAACCCGGCCTTTTTGAAATGCAACGACACGATGTACTGGCCGGGCGCATCATCCGAGGTTTACTTTGACGGCAACCATTACATCAACATATGCCGCGAGGACATCGCGCAACCTTGCGCAGCGGTGGACGACGACGGCCAGGCGGTTATTGATTTGTTTCTGGCGCACACCGCGATACTTTTACCCGAGCCAAACGAGCAAAAAATATTGCTGGATTGGTTGGCGTATGTTTTGCAGCAACCAGGCAAGCGCGTCAATTGGGGCGTACTACTGCAGGGCGCACAAGGATGCGGCAAATCGTATTTTTCAACAGTCATGCAGAACATCCTCGGGCGCAACATGCGCCAGCTAGACTCGACCACCATCGCCGGACGGTTCACCGGTTGGGCGCATGGCTCCCGATTAGCGGTTGTCGAGGAAATCAGAATTAGCGGGACAAACAAGTATGAAGTGCTCGACAAGTTGAAACCGTACCAAACGAACGACACCATCAGCGTTGAAGAAAAAGGTCGGGATTCTAGAACGGTGCCCAACTTCACAAATTACCTTTTGCTGACCAATCATAAGGACGCCATACCACTAGCCGACGGCGATCGCCGGTATTGCGTATTATTCTCGGCATTGCAGTCAGCGAGCCAAATGAATACAGCCTTTAGCGCCGGGGGTGGCACTGACGCATATTTCAAGCGGTTGTTTGACGATAGCGAACGGCGGATCGACGCGTTGGCGCATTATTTATTGAACAGGACCATCAGCCCCGACTTTATGCCCAGGGGCAACGCGCCGATGACTGGTGCTAAAACTCAGATGATGGCGCTAGCCCTTTCGCCCGAGCGCGAGGCAGTCGAGGACGCCATCGAAACCCATCGGTGCCCAGTTATTAACGAAAACATCATTGATATTACAACATTGGTTGACTATGCAGCGATGGAGCAGGGCGAACCATTACCGACGGGCAGAACGCTATCAAAAATCTTATCAGAGATGGGATACGAGAAAGTAGAAAAGCGAATCACCTGCAACAAAACGCGACGCCAGCACAGAATTTGGATGCGTCCAGATGTGCAGCCGGAAGTCCGGATAGCAGAGGTTGATGAGTTTTTAAACGATTTGAATTATGTACCATTTTAATTTGTACCAGTTTATCCAGACGCAAATGGTTATCCGGACGCACATCCGGACGCACCGTAAGTTGTTGATTTATTTACTTATATTATACTTTTGCGTCTAGATAACTAGATAAGAGTATATAAAGTTGAAATCAGGATAAGGTATATATTATTAGTAAATTAGTAAAAATAAATATATATCCTAATAAGGGTATATTCCGAATTTATCCGACATCTAGACGCAAACAACGATAATGGAGAAAATATGAAGGCTTTAGATAAACAGGTGGCGGGCGAGCATTACAAAAAACTTGCGATTCAGCCGGTCGAATATTGCCACCGTAACGGCCTCGGGTTTTGCGAGTCGAGCGCCATTAAATATCTAACCCGCTGGAAAGATAAGAACGGCATCGCGGACCTGGAGAAAGCGAAACATTTTATAGAACTGCTGATCGAGCTAACCGAAGCTGAGGAACGAACCTAAACGCGCCAGGGGCAAAAATATTTCACTCCACCCCTTGCTCTGTGACCTGTCACAGAATATGATTGTTTTGTTACCCCAACTAGGAATCGTTATGAGATTCAAGATTAACCCAAAAACATTTGAGTTCGATTGCAATGAAAGACGCGACATAATTGCGGCGCTTGATATTGCGATAAAGCAAGGAATTAAACGAGCAAAAACCAGCAAATTAGATGACAACAGAGAGTCTATCGAGTTTAGCATTGCTCGAATGATTGATTTGAAAGTTAGGGTATTTGGGGAAGATTGAAAACATCTGCCGAAAGAAAGAGAAAAGAACGAGAAAATGACAATGACAATGGCTGGATTCGATAGTGAGTTGAAATTTGATGACGTGCATTGCGAGTCTTGTTACTCGCCGTATTCCTGCAAGATCACAGGAAAATGCGCGTCTAAACAAATGTCAGCGCCAAAAGAGCCGAGGCGAGTGGCCCAAAACGAAAGAAAGCGCCAGGAGCGCGAACGTAAACTCGCCGCTGGGCTTGTGAGAATCGAGATATGGCTGACACCTGATAATGCAAAAAATGTCAGGGATTACGCTGAGGAATTAAGGCGTAACGAGGCCCACTTATAATGAAAATCAACGATCTAGGACCAGGGCTACAATTTCGCTACGTGCTTGTAGATGCTAACGAAAAAGTTATAGCCGCTTTTGCAGATCTGAATAAAGCGAGATGCTGGCTTAAAAAAGCCCTAGAAGCCATACAGGGAGAGGCACCATGAAGATTAACAAAATAATATCCCAGCACAGGCGTGACATCATCTGTGAATACATCTGTGAATACTGCGATAACACGCACGATGGGACAGGCTACGACGACGACCATTTTTACAACAACGTGGTGCCGAGCATGGTCTGTAAAAAGTGCGGTAAGAAAGCCGACCCTGAAGACTATCGGGGGTTGTCTACTAAGTATCAAGAAGGGCAGATTGTATGAGAATTCAAAGGATAACGGGAGTGATGCAGGATGAGGGAAAGCACAAAACAACTGATCGTTATCGAGGCGACAATAATCATCATCATGGTAGCAGCGCTGGCGTGGCTATGGTCGTGAAAACATGGGGCGGAAGATAGGAGCCTAAGCTACTCGGTTAAACCCGACAGCTAGAAGCCACTTAATTGTGGCTTTGTTGGTAAGGAGTCATGGACTATATGTCGTAGCTTTCTTATTTGGAGTTCAGCCGCGCCCCGCTGAAAGCCGACTTGATATCATTGGTGGAGGGGCGCACTAATTATCTGCTACGATCTGCTTTGGCCTAGCCAACGATGTTTCCGTAGTGAAGCAGTGAATAGGTGCTCGTTAACACCCATTCTTTATAGAGATAGGCCCATTCAAATTATATGAAACGTCTCTGTTTTGTGCTATGTTAAATTCATTTTTCGCGTATTGCGATGGTCTCTGAATGCTCTCGATAGTATATAAACCCATCTGCGACCTAATCCCATACGCAAACAACAGCCGGACCCATAGCGCCGCGCAAGTTGCCCAGGTCGCTGCCAGCATCAATGAGTTCGGGTTTACCAACCCGGTGCTGATCGACGACGCCGGATCAATAATTGCCGGGCATGGTAGGGTCCAGGCAGCTAAAAAGCTGGCGATGGATGAAATACCCACCATTACCCTTTCAGGATTGAGCGACGAGCAAAAACGAGCGTATGTCATCGCCGACAATCAGCTGGCGCTCAACGCTGGTTGGGATTTGGACTCCTTGCGAGCAGAAATTGAATTGTTAAATACCAAGAATTTTAATATCGAGGTGTTGGGCTTTGATGATGATTTTATGGCTGGGCTACTAGATATTAATTGTGGCATACCGGAACTACCTGAAGGGGAGCGGGATCCATTCCAGAAAAAGACATTCACACTGCATGATGAGCAGGTGGCGTTGATTGATGATGCGGTGATGCTGGCCCGCACAAACCCACTGGTAGATACTGGCATCAATGACAACACCAACGGAAACGCATTAACGTTGATTTGTCAAGAATGGTTGTCCGTCAGAGATGCGTAGTGCTAAGGATATTGTCATTACGCCGATTAAATCCGGCGCGGCAAATGCTATCGTTAAGAAAATTCATTATAGCGGGAAGGTTGTTAATAATAGCCGCTTGCATTTTGGCGTGTTTCTTGACGGTAAACTCGAGGGGGCGATGCAATTCGGTTGCAGTATTGATATAAGAAAAACATCAGGTTTGGTAGAGGGAACGGGTTGGAACGATTTTATTGAACTCAACCGAATGGCGTTCTCCGATGTATTACCAAAATTCAGCGAAAGTAGGGCCATTGGGGTGGCGTTGCGGTTTATAAAAAAACACTATCCTCATATAAAATGGGTGATCAGCTTTAGTGATGCAACACAATGTGGGGATGGCGTGATATACCGCGCCAGCGGGTTTATACTAACAGGCATCAAGAAGAATGCGCAGATACTTAGAATGGCAGACGGCTCTATCATGGCGAAAAAATCATTAGATAGCCCGCAGCACAGTAAAAATGGCCGCTTTGGCAGTGCTATCGCCCGCGAAAATGGCGCGGTGCCGTTGGCGGGTTTCCAATTGCGATATGTTTATTTTATTGACAAGGTGTGTAGGGCTAAGCTAACTGTTCCAGAGTTGCCGTTTTCAAAGATAGAGGACATGGGCGCTGGTATGTACAAGGGAAAAGCAAAATTACGCGGGTGAAAAATCAGGCGTTAGGGTTCCACCCTAATCTGGGCGGCGAGATTCCGACCCACCCGCTCCAATTTGACGAGGTTTCAAATGGATAACACGAAAAAGCCAACACCAAAGTCCAAAGCAAAACCAAAGACCAAAGCAAAACCAAAGGCCAGGGCAAAACCAGGACCGAAGCCTACGATTATCGATTGGCGCCAGGTTGACAGCATGTGCGCGTTGCATTGTACCGGCGAAGAGCAGGCTGGGATTCTAGGCATTGATTACGATACGCTTAACCGAACATGCAAACGTGATCACAAAATTGGATTTTCGGACTACTTCAAGCAAAAGAGCGCAGGCGGCCGAATGAGCCTGCGCCGCAAGCAATTCTCAACTGCGATTGATGGCAACCCGACTATGTTAATCTGGTTGGGTAAGAACTGGCTCGGGCAGACTGACCAACCCGACCACCAGGTGACAGCCGCCGCGCCGGTGATCAATATCATCAACCCCAATAAATAAACAATGGCGGATATTTGTCCAACCATTCCACAATTCGAGTACATGATGAGTACCGCGCAATTTCCCGCACTTGTTAGCGGGTTTGGTGCAGGAAAGACCGAGGCAGCAATCAACCGCTGCATCATTGGCAAATTGCAATCGCCTGAAGTCAACCGGGGATTCTATGCGCCAACATACGACTTAATCCGAATGATTGCATTTCCCAGGTTCGAGGAAGTACTCGAGCAATTAGGCATCCCTTACCGGTTATATAAATCACCGCTGAATTACATCGAGATACCAGGGTCCGGGCGCATCTATTTTCGATCGATGGATACACCGCAACGTATCATCGGCTACGAGCATGGCGACGCAGATGTCGACGAGTTGGATACGATGAAAACCGACGATGCAGCGTATGCCTGGCGCCAGATCGTCGCTCGAAACCGACAGAAGAAAAACGACGGGACGCACAACACAATCGGAGTGACAACAACACCCGAGGGGTTTAAATTCGTTTACAACACATGGAAGAATGACCCGCGACCAGGATACGAGATCATCCAAGCAGCGACGATGAGCAACCCGCATCTGCCCAGTGGGTACGTTCAAACGCTGCGGGATATTTACCCGGCGAATCTGCTCAATGCTTATTTGGACGGGCAATTTGTTAACCTACAGTCGGGGACTGTATTCAACAGCTATGAACGGAGCCGATGCCGCAGCACAGAAACCATACAGGCTGGTGAGTTGTTGTGCATTGGTATGGATTTCAACGTCACCAATATGAGCGCCGTGGTTTACGTTATGCGCGGCGAGGCATGGCATGCGGTCGATGAGCTAAAAGGCATCTATGATACACCAGCGATGACCAGGGCGATCAAAGAGCGTTATCCTGGGCATAGTATTAGAGTGTATCCTGACGCATCAGGGTCTAGCCGCAAGACGGTGGACGCCTCAACATCGGACATTGCACTTCTAGAGCAGGCTAGGTTTAGTGTTTACGCTAACAAAACCAACCCGTTTATTAAAGATAGAGTTATGGCAACTAACGCCGCATTTGATCATGGCCGATTGTTTATCAATGATCTACACTGCCCGGAATATGCTCGCTGCATGGAGCAATTAGCGTATGATGCAAACGGATTACCGGACAAAAAGTCCAATTTAGACCATTTACCCGATGCGGGCACTTACCCCATCGCCTATGAAATGCCCGTCGTGAAGCCGGTGGCCGATCTACGCGTTCGATTCGCGAGATAATAATATGGCAGTATCAGCGCAACACAAGGACTACCAAAAGTTCATTCCACTGTGGCAAATGCTACGCGACTGCGACGACGGGGCAAACGCGGTCAAGTCGCGACGTGGATCCGCGTCAGGTCAGATAGGATCAATGCCCGGCACAGCATATTTGCCGGCACCAAACGCCGAGGATGGCAGCACAGCTAATAAGCTACGATATGAGGCATACCGACAGCGGGCGTCTTTTGTCAATTTCGTAGGGCATACCAAAGAGGGCATGCTCGGAATGGTTTTCCGCAAAGAGACAATGCTCGATGTTGATCCAGGTATTGAGTACATCAAAGACAATGCAAACGGCGAAGGGTTGAGCGCCGATCAGCTAATTAAGTTGATCGCAGCCGATACTTTGCTGGTCGGTCGATTTGGGCTTTTGGTTGACTACCCGCAAATGCGCGAAGGTTTGACCGCCGCGCAAACGGCTGGTCAAGAGGCCCGCGTCCTGACATATCCCGCAGAATCTATCATCAACTGGCGCTGCGAAACCATCAACGGCAGGCAACAATTGTCGATGGTGATTCTGCGGGAACCGACCGAGAAAGTAAGTGCAGACGGTTTTGATGTTGTTGAGTTAATGTATCACCGGGCACTGCTGATGGTAGACGGCGTTTATATCCAACGGCTTTACAATGAGAATGATGAGCTACTAGGCACCGAGCAGAATGGTGCTTTTGCGGCCGACATCGTACCGCGCAAAGCTGATGGTTCCACATGGAACTTAATACCCTTCAGCTTCGTCGGCTCGGTCAATAACGATGAGGTTGTCGATAAGGCGCCGCTCTATGACATCGCGGAGATCAACATCGCGCACTATCGCAACAGCGCCGACTATGAAGAATCCAGTTTTCTAGTCGGCCAGCCGACGCCTGTATTCTCCGGCCTAACACAATCATGGGTTGACCAGAACATGAGTGGCGGCGTTGCGTTCGGCAGCAGGGCCGCAGTATTGCTGCCCGAGTCGGGTAGTGCGATGCTGCTTCAAGCCGGAGATAACCAAATGCCGCTAAAAGGTATGGAAATCAAAGAGCAACAGATGGTCCGAATTGGTACCAGGATTATCCAGGACAAGGGTGGAGTCGAAACAGCCGAGGCTGCAAAGATCCGCTTTGCAGGGCAGAACAGCAAACTTAGCGCGATCATCGGCAATGTCGAAGAAGCATTCGCTCAATGCCTAACCTGGGTGATGGATTTCATGGGCGGCACACTCGAGCCTGAAATTATCATCAACCGCGAATTCTACGAGGCGAGTATTGACCCTCAACTGGTAATGGCCGCAGTCCAACTAATGGATCGAGGTGTTATTGCTTTGCCGGACCTTCGGCACCAACTACGCCGATCTGGTCTGATTGCCGCTGATCGCACCGATGATGAAATCGACAGCGATGCGGAAATCATCGACGAGGTACTGTGACTAGCCGCGCATTCTTAACCAACGCCGCAACGCGAAGGGCTGTATTCTTACAGCGATACATCCGCAGACAAAACGAGGTGGCGGCTGCACAGCTACGATTGTACAAAGGCCAGTTGAGCGCCAGGCTACTCCAGGACGAATATGCATCAAAGGATCTAACCAGGCTTATTGCCGATATGCGAACGTTACAGATATTGGATCAAAAGGCATTGATCGCAGAGGCTGAGAAACTCGCCATCAGTGAGGCTGGGTTTACGGCGGATATGCTAACTGCAGGAACATCCGCAATATTCGCTGTGCCAACCAGTACATTACTCGCAACCGCGATCAGCGCAGCGGTACCGGTTCAGGCGGGCGTTTCAATACCAGAATTGTTGTCTGCGTTCGGGACTAAAAAAGCATCCGACATTCTGAATGTTATTATGGACGGGGCAACTTCAGGCAGCCCCACAACTTCAATTGTGAAAAAGGTATCAGGGTTTATCGACTCGCTGATATCCAGGCAAGTGCAAGCACTAGTCGCAACGGTACTAAGCCATGCCAGTAGCGCCGGGCGGCTCGCGACATATGAACAGAACAGTGATCTGGTTAACGAGTATCAATGGGTTTCCACATTAGACGGATTAACCAGCATGATATGCATGGGGCGCGACGGCAACAAGTATGATGTTGGTATTGGACCTATGCCGCCAGCGCATTACAATTGCGTGATTTCAGGCACGTTCATAACGTCCGCTGCGGGTGTTTCGGCTATTAGCAAACGGGTATTTGAAGGTAAAGTTATCACCATCAAGACAGTTTCCGGTAACGTAATCACCGTTACTCCAAAGCATCCGGTACTCACCGCTAAGGGTTGGATGTCTGCTGAGCTCGTCAATGTTGGCGACCAATGCTTTAATCAATCGCGGTGTAAGGGGATTGGTGTTATTGACGGTGATGATAATCGCGGCTTTCATCGTGTCGAGGATATATTTAAATCGCTCTGGTGCTCTGGCGATGTGAAGGCCAGAGAAGTGGTAATTTCCGCCCCAGATTTCCACGGCGATGGAATCGATAACGAAATCGCAGAGATACGGTCCGCAAGCAACCTGGCGGGTACATGTGACATTGGCATCGTCCAACATTTCGGCGAAAGCATCCTCAAGCGCAGAAACATGATGGACATCGACTCTGCCCGCGAGCGACTTAGCCAGCTTGCACTTAGTGGCAAATGTTCGGACGCTGCCTCTGGCGGCAATGTTCGCATTTCTCACCAGAGCACGCTTTTCAGCGGGAGTAGCTTTGTCCATCCTAGCCTGTTGCTGGGCACCACGGCCACGAAGAACAACGCCATTCTCACGAATGACTCGCTCAATGGGTCTTGGGCTGACACCGAGTTTATCGGCGATTCCCCCAACACCTACGCCGGAGGCGTATTCGCGGATGATGTAATCAGTGTCGAGGTTAGTGATTTTAGCGGGCATGTTTATAATCTCCAAACGTTTGATCATTGCTTTGCTGCAAATGGCATTATAACACACAACTGCCGATCAACGACCATACCAGTGGTACGCCAAGAGTTCAGCCTAGACGTTAAAGGCCAACGACCAGCAATCGGTGCTGACGGCACAGAAGTTGTCTCAAGCAACACTAGATACAGCACATGGTTACGCAGCCAGCCTAAGAGTTTTATCGATGAAGCCCTTGGGCCTGCGCGATCTAAACTATTCCGAGATGGCACCTTTACGCTTGATCGGTTTACCGACCCGACGGGAAAGCAATATACCCTGTCGCAACTTGACAGCATGAATAACATCGCGTTGTCAGCCGAATAAACCGCCGTCCAGTGGATGGCCTACTCAGTGAGTATTATTATGACATTAGAAGAATTGCAAGCCGAAAACGCCAAGTTAGTAGAAGCCAACACAACGCTAACCGGCCAGGTCGAAAGCCTGACGGGTGAAACCACCAGCATCAAGGCTAAGATGGATGAGTTGTTAGGCGAAACCAAAGCCGCAAAAGAGGCTCGCCGCAAAGTGGAAACCGAGGCTGCAGCTGAGGCATCGCGCATCGCAAAAGAAAAGGGCGACTTCGAGCAGTTGCATAAATCATCCGAGGAACGATACCAAACTACACTAGGCGAATTGGAATTACTGCGAGGCGCAGTCGGTAATGAGAAACGCGATAACGCCGCGATGCGTATCGCGACCGAACTGGCCGATGGACCCAACGCGGAACTGTTATCGACATTCATAGCAAACAGGCTAGTATTTAATGATGAGTCTGTTAAAGTTGCCGATAGTAACGGTCAACTAACCGTTTCATCGCTTGATGATTTGGCGGCCGAGTTTAAAAATAATCCAAAGTTTGCCTCGCTATTAAAAGGCAATCAATCCTCTGGCGGCGGTGCCAACGGCGGAAACAACAGCGGCGGTGCTGCAAAAATCAAAACCAGGGGCGAATTTGAAGCCCTCAATCCAGTACAGCGGGCAGAGTACGCAAAGTCCGGTGGCACCATCACTGATTAGGAACTGAATCATGGCTGAGAATACAATAACTTCAATCGTACCGGATATTTACGAGGCTCTCGACGTTGTAAGTCGAGAGCTAACTGGATTAATTCCGGCGGTAACAATGAACACCAGCGCAGCAAGAGCTGGTAAAGGTCAAAATATCGTTGTTGATGTTGAACCAGTGGGTAACGGCGTAGACGTTACACCCGCAATGGCTACACCTGAACCAACCGGACAAACATCCGGCGCCAAGACAATCACCATCGATAAGTCTCGCGCTTATGAGTTTGGTTTTGTCGGCGAGGACCAGTTGAAATTGCAAACTGGCCCCGGCTTCATGGGCGTTCGCGCTAATAAGATCGCACAAGCTATTCGCGGTCTGGTTAATGAAGTAGAAACCGACCTGGCTGCGCTGCAAAGCAAATTCAGCCGGGCATACGGCACCGCAGCAACTACGCCGTTTGGCACTGCCAACGACTACACCGACGCGTCGAAAGTTATGCAGATATTAAAAGATAACGGCGCGCCTGGATCCGACAACCAGCTGGTTATTAATACATCAGCCGGCGCCAACTTCATCGGTAAGCAGTCAGCGGTTAACGCTGCCGGCACCGATTCGATGTTGCGTCAGGGTGTTTTGCTTGATATTGCGGGCATGCCATTGCGCGAGTCTGCACAGATCAACAGTCCAGCTATCGGCGATAGTGACGGTGACTTCACCACTAGCACCGCCGGTTTTGCAGTTGGCGCAACGAGTATTGCGCTGATTACTGGTGCTGATGAGATTCTCGCTGGTGACATTGTTACCTTTGCAAATGACGCCAACAAATATGTCGTAGCAACAGGCATCGACGGTCCTGGTACGCTTGTTCTTGCAGCACCTGGTCTACGCCAGGCGCTACCGGCATCAGCGGTTGCGGTTACTAGCGTGGCTGCATCGGCTCGGAACATGGCGTTCAATCGATCTGCTCTAGTCTTGGTTGCTCGCGCACCGGCTCGACCCGAGGAAGGTGATATGGCATCTGATGTTATGATCATCACCGATCCGCGTTCAGGCTTGGCGCTCGAGTTTAGCCTGTACAAAGGTTACCGAAAGGTTCGTTATGAGGTCGCATTGGCCTGGGGCGCTGACGTAGTCAAGCCCGAGCATACTGCAATCCTGCTGGGCTAAACGGTTGTAGTGCTTCACCGCTGGGCCTTCGTGAGAGGGTCCAGCTTTGATGGCATTACGAGGCAGACATAATGGAAACTTTAACTGTTACCCGATCGGGTATTAAAACACTAATAAACGCCGAAGATCGGCGACCCGATGATATCGTCCAGGGCGAAAAACCAGTAGTCAAGCCAAAGGCAAAAGCTAAGGCCAAATAAATGTGCCGATGTACTTGTATATCCTTTGCAGATATTGCCGATAGCGGCACCTCGCTGGATTGTGGAGTAGGGATATAACATGGCGATTATTATAGAGGACGGCACCCAGGTTGTCGGCGCTAACAGCTACGCAACCGAGGCACAGCTTGCAACATACGCAACCGACCGCAACGTCACTGTGACCGCTGCCGGCGCGGTGCTATTGATCAAAGCGATGGATGCACTAGAGCACAAAAACTTCGTCGGTACCAAAGCCAATCCAGACCAGGCGCTACAGTGGCCCAGGCTCGGCGTCCAAATTGACGGATACAACATTGCATCTAATACGATACCTGCGAACCTTATCAATTCTCAAATCGAGCTTGCCATAGCAATTGACGGTGGGGACAACCCACTTGCCAACCAGGGGCGCGAAACTGTGCGCGAAAAGATCGGCGACATCGAAGTCGAGTACGGCAAATCAGCGCATGCCACAACATACCTGGCAGCAGCCGAGGCTAAGTTATCGGGCTTAGTTAAAAAGCTAACCGGTATTATTCGTGTTTGATTATTCCGCAATGGCGGCAACAGCCGAAGCATTGATTAATCACTTCGGCGCAGTAACAACGATCGCCAGAACAGCCGGCGCAACGTTCGACCCATCAACCGGAGGGTATACTGGCGGATCCGTTGAAACGCTGACGGGAAAAGGTGTGCGTATGCAGTTCGATAATAGCGAGTTGGATGGTGAAATTGTCAAACGCGGCGACTTCAGATTATTATTCGGCGCATCAACGGGTGCGCCGCAGGTCGATGATACCGTTACGTTTTCCGGTAATGATTACAGGGTAATGCAGGTGTTGACAACATCACCTGCGGGAACAGCGGTGATGTATGACATTCACTGTAGACGTTAAAGCATGGGCGGATAAATCTGGTTTGGATTTGGTCCAGGCCAAACGCGCCGCCGCCATACAGATATTTGGCGCGGTTATAATGGCAACGCCAGTCGGCAACGCCAGCCAATGGCAGCGGCCAGGGTCGGCGCCACCAGGTTATGTTGGCGGCCGATTGCGCGGCAACTGGCAAGCAACGCTCGACACACCAGCAGCTACCCAGTTGGATATTATCGATGCGGGCGGTGGACTAACAATAAATAACGCTCAGGCGGCAATTGCCGGTGCTGTCGGTGATCAAAAGATTTACCTAACCAACAATCTACCTTATGCTAGTCGGATTGAGTTTGGCGGCCATAGCAAACAGGCGCCGAGTGGGATGGTTCGCGTAAGTATTCTGGCATGGAATAACGCAGTAGAGGCCGCTATTAAATGAGTACAATATTCGCCAGCATTAGCGCCGCGTTAGATGGTAGATTAAACACGTTGGCATCATTGCCGCCGGTTGCATGGCAAAATGTAGCGTATGAGCCGACAAGTGGGGTATTATATCTACGGCCAACACTGCTCCCGGCGCCAACGCAACAGGCTGGGCTAGGTGATGCCGGTCTCGATGAAAATCAAGGCATTTATCAAATAGACATTTTCGCGGCGGTCGGTGGCGGTCGCGGAGCGGCTGAGGCCCAGGCAGACTTGATCAGTGATCACTTTAAGCGAGGCACCAGTTTAACAAGTGCAGGTACCAACGTTAGATTACGCGACGTATCCCGTACCGCTGGCATTGTAGATGGTGATCGTTTTGCCATCTCAATTTCAATAAATTACATGGCACATACGCCACCGAGGTAATTATGACAATCGCAACAGGTTCACGCCACGATTTAAGCTACATCGTAGAATCGACATTTGGCACAACACCAACATCATCGCCGGTACTTACACCCATTCGACATACAGGTACAACGCTCGGTCTATCAAAGGACGCTATTGAATCCGAGGAACTGCGCCAGGACCGCCAAGTTGCAAATTTCCGACATGGCAACAAGTCTGTCGGTGGTGACATTAACTTCGAGTTGTCCTACGGCACATTCGATGACTTGATCGAAGCGACGCTGTGCGGAACATGGGATACTGACGTTGTACTCGCAGGCGTTACCCGGCGCAGTTTCACAATTGAGCGATTTCATGCCGATGTTGCAAAATACCTAAGATCGACCGGTTGCAATTTCAACAGCATGAGTTTGTCGATTGCACCTAATAGCATGGTTACAGGATCTTTCGGTATTATCGGTAAAAGTATGAGCGTATCAGCATCATTACTGGCCGGCGCAACATACGACGACGACACAACGAGCGAGCCGTTTGATTCATTCACTGGTTCAATCACCGAGGGCGGCGGCTCAATCGCGACAATAACCTCGTTGGAGTTGACAGTAGACAACGGCGCCGAGGCGCTTTATGTTGTCGGTAGTGATTCTACGTTGCTGCCATCAGTGGGCAAATCAATGGTAACCGGTACGGTCACCGCATACTTTGAAAATTCAACACTGATTGATAAGTTTATCGCGGAAACATCCAGCGCACTCGTCTTTGTACTGACGGACCTGGACGGTAGCAGTTACACCTTCACATTGCCCAACATCAAATACAATTCAGGCAACCCTGAAGTTTCTGGACCCGGTGCTGTTACGGTATCGTTGGATTTTATCGCTTTGTATCACGCAGCAACAGCCAGCCAAATCAAAATCGAAAGAGCCGATTAATATGGAAATATCCAGTCTATACACCGCTGAGGCCCATGAACATGGGTCTGATGTGCAGGTGATCAGTCCAGCAAACGGCGAGTTGACCGATTTCTATATCACCGTTGTTGGTCCGGACTCGAAACAGTACCGCGCAGCTGTGCGTAAGTTTCAGATGAAACTGCTCGAAAATATCGAGGGTGCTGATATCGAGTTGCTAGTATCGATCACTAAAGGCTGGCGTGGATTGAAGGACGGCAAAAAGGACGTTGAGTATAGTGATAAAGTCGCACGTAAACTGTACACCGACGCGCCATTTATTGCCGGCCAAATCGACCGCTTCATAGCAGACCGCAAAAATTTTACGCCGGGCTGATCGGCGAACTAGAGATATTCGCCACTTGGCAGTTTTGGGCGGCGGGTTTTGATAAAGGTTCAAAGGTCAGTCGGTTAGATAATCTAAAGCAAGTCGAGAAGTCAATCGGGCGGGAACCAAAAGAACTAGCCGAGCGCCCTATGTTACGGGTTAAGTTGTTGCCCTATTGGGCTTTGTTCGTTGAGCTGAAAAATTCAGCAGATGGCGCGATCGGTTACAATGATATTTCTGCATATTCAGCCATTTATGGCGCGTTATCGGTTATAGAGGTTGATATGATACGCGCATTAGACCACTTGCATGCGAGGACCAACGATGGCTGATGTATCCAATTTAACGATTAAGGTCGATTCGACCGGTGTGGCAACTGCATCCAAACGCCTCGACACCCTGACTGAATCAAGCAAGCGCACCGACACAACTGCCACCAACATGGCAAAGTCTATCGCCTTCGCCGAGACTGAAGCCCACAAGATGGCAAAAGGCATGGATCGGGCAGCCGACCGCCTTGTCACTCTGACGGAATCAAGCAAGCGCACTGACAAAACCGTCATTAACATGGCAAAGTCCATCGGATTTGCCGAGGCAGAGGCCTATAAGATGGCTGCCGCGATGGAGCGATCCGGCAAGACAACCACAACAGCTGGGACAACATTCAAAAAAACAGCGGCTCAGTCGAACGTTGTTAAAGGCAGCTTCGGCGCCATGAAGGGTGCGACTCAACAATTATCTTTTCAGTTACAGGACGTTGCAGTGCAAGCCCAAATGGGCACAAGCGCGTTTGTTATTCTCGGACAGCAGGGGCCGCAAATCGCGTCAATATTTGGACCAGGTGGAGCAGTATTCGGCGTATTGATTGCGCTCGGCGCGATGGTTGGCGGCACACTAGTTGCAGCATTCGGCGGCGCTGGTACGGGTGCTAAAGAACTAGAAGATGCCTTATCCAGGCTAGAGGGCCAGGTTGTACGCAACACAGGCGGCACCCTGGAGTTTGCCCGCGAACTAGAGAAGTTGGGCAGGATATCCAGCGCCGCAGCGACAGCGCAGATCGTATCGGGTATGAACGCTGCCAGAACAGCCATCATCGGATCAACCGGCGCTATCGACGATATGGTCGATGGTATTACTGGCATTGACCTGAGCAAATTCAACGAGGATATAGAGCGCCTCCGCCAACGCGGATTTAATAACTCCGACTTTGTAGCGCCTGTAAAAACATACTCAAACGCGGTGGGCGGCGTTACGGCGGCGTTGACCGAGATTAGCGAGGCATTGGGTATCACCCGTACAGAGGCTCTGGCATTCGCTCAAGCGGCAGGATCACTGGACCCAAAGAACGTTGGTACATATAACGATCTGCGCGATGCGGTAGATGAAATCACCGGGGCGCAGCGTTCATTAACACCGGAGATGGATCAATTCCATCTCGATATGAAACAGAACGATGGCGTTATCCGCGACGCCGCCGAAAGCCTGGCGTTTTTCAGGAAAAATCAACGATTATTGAAGGATGGCGGATCACTAACCGGCTTGATTGAGGGCGATGCCGAGGCGGAAATAGCCAGACTGGAAAAGTTAGCAAAGGAAAAGGAGCGATTACGAGAGTCCGATGATAAGGCACTGGAACGGGCACAGAAAAAACAAGCGGACGCAGACTCTAGTGCGATTGAGTCGGCCAATAAGAAATATGAATCCCAAACAGTAGCCGCCGAGCGATACCTCGGGCAAGTCACCATGCTCGGGTTGAGCGAAGAGGCGGCGTTTGCCGAGCGCCAAACACGCATAACGACCAGGTTGGACCTAGAGCTTGCTAACCGAACATTGAGCGAGGAACAATACCAAGCTGGCATTACAGCATTAAAGCGCGAATCTGACCTTCGCGATCTCGATGCCCGCAGTGGATACTTGCTCGAGTGGCAAGAGCAGACCAACGAAGCACTGACCAACATGGATATGATGGGCGCAAACATGGCCCAAAATTTAACCACCAGTATGTCCGGCGCGTTTGAGTCAATCCTAACAGGTACCTCATCGGCAAAAGATGCGTTTAAAGAATTCGCCAGGGGCATGGCTGCATCAATGGTCGGCGCATTGGCAGATATGGCCGCGCAGTGGGTTGTATACCAAGTCGTGCAAAAACTTGTCGGCAAGGCTGCCCAGGCAGGGGAGGCATCGGCTATGAGTTTAAACGCATCCGCAGCCGTCGCGATGGCGGGCCTTAACGCGTTTGCATCAACAGCGGCGATACCGATAGTCGGTCCGGGTTTAGCACCCGCAGCGGCTGCCGCTGCGATCGCAGCAACAACACCAATGGCAACCGCAGTTGCGGCCTTGTCTGGTGCCGCTGTAGGCGCCAGGGCACTGGGCGGACAGGTACGGGGCGGCGAATCATACCTCGTCGGCGAACGCGGTCCTGAGTTGCTGCACATGGGTACAAGTGGCCGCGTTGTGCCGAACGATAAAATGGGCGGCGGAGGTAGTGTTACGATAGTAAACAACGTTGACGCATCTGGCGGCGGTGCAGACGTTGATATAAGAATTCAACAGGCGATGATTCAAACCAACCGCCAAACGGTGGCGCAGGTCCAAGACTTGCTACGCAGAGGGCGCCTAACATGACAACATACAGTTTCCCGGAATTGACGCCGAGCCAATCATCGTTTGAGTTAGTCACCAACACAAAAACCTTTCGATCACCGCTAACCAACGCAATCCAGACTTCCGGTCGGAAAGGCTCGCTCTGGCGCGTAACTATGACATTCAACAATTTGTTCGGCTCAGACCGGGCAGAAATGCAAGCATTCCTTGCCAAATTAAACGGCCAAGAACATAGGTTCTATTTGCAGGATCATTCATTCGCGCGGCGCGGTGCAGGCGGCGGGACACTACTTATCAACGGCGCTGACCAGTCTGGTAGCACACTTGTATGCGATGGAGCGACATTCTCCGTCTCCGATTACCTAATGTCCGGAGATTACGTGGCATTTAACAACGAACTGCACATGGTGACAGCGGATGCTGATTCCGATGGTAGCGGCGAAGTTTCCCTTTCGATCGCGCCACCGATCCGCAAGCAAACCAACGATAACGATGTGGTAGATTACTCGGTACCGGTCCTTGGTGTTTTTATACTGTCGTCAAAAGTATCCTGGGACAACAACCCAGGCATTAATTCATCATTTACAATTGAGGCGATCGAGGACGTTCTAGCATGAGTAGAGCATTTGAGGCAGCCAGTGCGGCGGCATTTGCAGCGCCACACGTTAGCATTCTCACATTTGCGTACCTGGACTTTTCCAGTGGCATCGTGCGAGTACATAACGGCATCGGGACATATACCTGGGGTGGTTTCGATTGGCTGGGCGTTGGTGATTTTGGTGCGGTATCAGCATTAGAAGAAGGGTCAGACGTCAGCCCCTATGGTGTTACATTGACATTAAGCGCACTGGATTCAACGTTAGTTGGTGTAGCCATGACAGAAGATTATTACATGAGAGACGCGATTATATACATTGGGGCGCTTTCAGCCGACGACGAACTATTAAATACGCCGCTGCAGATGTGGGCTGGGCACATGGATGTTATGAATGTCAGTGCTGGTGTCGTTGGTGGCGACTCAATCACGGTACAATGCGAGTCGGAATTATCGGCGTTTAACCGGTCATCAGGTTTGAAATATACCACCCAGGCGTTACAAGCCGCTTACACTGGCGACTTATTCTTTGATTTCCTACCGAAGATATCCGGCGCAAAAATCCGATGGAAATCGAACACCAGTGACTCGATCGCAGGTGGACCCAGCATAGGCCCGATAGACATTGGCTCGTTGTTTTGAACATGGCACCGAGTACAGCAGCAGTTATACACGCGCTAAACTCATGGAAAAAACGCGGATTTGAATATGGCAATTCGGATTGCTGCATATTCGCGGCGCATGTTCTAACCGAGATCACCGGGCGCGATTACATCGCCCGATTTCAATACAGTAACGAAAAAGACGCGTCTGCATTAATACAAAAGCATGGCGACCTTTCCGGCCTGGTTAGTTATGCATTAGGCATAAAACCCGACGACAAATACATCGACGGCGACCCGGTTATGGTACGATTGCGAACAGTCGGCGATGCGATGGGTATAAAGTTCGGAGAACACGCGGTTTGTCTGACTAGACACGGGTTAACGCGGGTTCATCATCGCCACATTATCGAGGGTTGGTCAGTATGCCACCAGTAATCGCATTTGTCGCCGCCATTGGTACAGCCGCCGCAGGTCTTGTCGGGATTGCTGTTGTAGGCGGTGCCGCGTTTGCCGTTGGCGCCGCAATTATTGTCGGCGGTACAATGCTCGTTACCAAACTGGCAAAGCCCGGCATAAACCAAGGCATCAAAGACAATGATCGCTCGCGGCAAGTCACAGCCAGGGGCACAATCGAAAGCCAGAAAATAATTTACGGCGAGGCTCTGGTATCGGGTCCGCTTTCGTTTGTCGGTGTTAGCGGATCAGGCAAT